GATGTGAATTTGATTCGAGTTCTAATTTTTTAATTTCAATATTAGCTTTGGTTTGTTTATTCTGTATATTAATTTTATTTAATTGATCTAAAGCTTTTGATGCGGAGTTGATTAATTGCGAAAGAGCGGATATTTCCTTCGGATCACTTCCTGCCAGTATATTATCACGAAAAGACGCAATAGCTCCTAGAGTAGATTCAACCAATTCACTGGATTTATTATAAACATAGTCATTTACAGTTTCATCGGTCAGTATTGCCGTTTTAGGAGTATCTAGAGGGGTATTTGAAACTTTATTTACAGGAACAATAGAATCATCTTTTAATTGGTCGATAATATCATCTATTTCAGAATTTGTATTTGACATATATAAATATATTTACTAAATATTTATATGACACAAGTAATAATTCAAAACATTGGTAATTTTCATATCCCAAATGAAAAAACAGAAGAGTTGAAAAGCTGGCTTATTGATAATGATGGCGTTAAAACCAATTCAGATCAAGAGGCTCTTAAAGAGGTTATCGATAGAAACTACGAAGGTTCTCAGTTACTGAACGGTTAAAACTTGACTTAATCTTTCATATACTTTATTATCTAATAAAGTATGAACAAGTATAATTTACTTTGGGTTGAAAAATATAGACCCAAAAAATTAAATGATCTAATTTTATCAGATCAAAATAAAACGTTTTTTTCGAATATATCTGATAATACTCCTCATCTATTATTTTATGGTCGGGCGGGTACTGGTAAAACTTCTTTAGCCAAGATATTAGTAAATGATATATTGAAATGTCAATATTTATATATTAATGCGAGTGATGAAAATGGGGTAGATATGATTCGAAATAAGGTTATATCCTTTACCCAAACTAAGTCTATCGATGGTAAGAAGAAGATAATTATCTTGGATGAATTTTGCGGGACAACTGCGGAAGCCCAACGCATCTTGCGAAACGTAATGGAAGAGTATTCTGAAAACGCAAGATTCATTTTAACTGCAAATTTTTTAGAGAGAATCGTAGAACCAATACAATCCAGATGTTCATTGTTTAATCTTCAACCTTCGTTAGATGATTTAGTTAAAAGATGTTGTTTGATTTTAAAAAATGAAAACATTACAGTACCACAAGATCAAAAACCACTATTACTAAATTTAGTAGAGAAAAATTCTCCAGATCTAAGAAGAATAATTAATGATCTTCAAAAATTTTCAATAACAGGAGTATTATCTATACAATCTGATAATATTTTAAAAGATATTACACAAGATATTTTTAATATGTTGTTAGACAAAACTGATGTTCTAAAAATTAGAAAAAAAACTATTGAGTGTGAGATGAAATTTAGTTCCGATTATCAATCATTACTTAAACAGTTATTTGAATATTTTTATGATTCAAATATTTTGGATATAAAAAAGAAAAATATTCTAATGGATATCGGTGAATATATGTATAGAGACGTATCAGTTCTCGATAAAGAAATAAATTTCTTTTGTTGTATTATTTCATTATCTAAAATTATTAATAATTAAATATTAGTATTTTTAGTTGGTAATGAGTTATCCGTTGGTTGATTTCCTAAATTAATATTAACCGTAACGACTTCCGGTTTAGTTCCGATTGGTGTTTCATATTTATTTGGAACCCCTTGAACTGGTGGTAAATTATTACCAAAATTTAAAACTTCGATTAAATTTAAATCTCCAGGCACTGTAAACTCATTAACTTCAGTACTATATTTCACGCTTCTAGGGTCCATTTTTAGAACTAGATAAGTGGATCCTGTTCCTTCATTATCATTAGCATCTTTTATGTTTTGTTCTGAACCGGAACTAGCAACTCTTTTTATAAAGAAAAAAACTTCTCTCTCGATCAAGTCTTTTAGAAAATTGAAAAATTCAGTATCTCTCCCATAATGTTTTACACAATAAGGAGACGTTAAAAAGTCTTTTTTAAGTCTTACTGGGGAGCCTTCTCTAAATCCACCATTCGAATAGTGGGAAAATGCTTGTTCTAAAAGAGTATTGAATTTATTAAACTTTGACATATTACTATAAGTATTTACACTTAAAATGGCTAAAATCGATCTAAATAATTTGGCAAGACCAAAACAAATTAATTCTCCGGATACTAAAATAAACGAAGAAGTATATGATAAAACTTACATATATAGAGATTTACATTTAGATTTGGGAATATCTAAAAACATAGGAATGGGAATAAATGCGGTAGAATCTAAAGATATTTTAGCGGATGATGATATTTTAGCTATTAAAAACTCAATGAGAAATATTTTTACAACCAAAAAAGGTGAAAAACTTTTGAATCCAGAATTTGGGTGTGCATTCGAACAATATTTATTTGAACCAGTGAATGATGTTGTGGCAAATGTGATGGGTAGAGATATATTAGAAACGATTTCAAACTTAGAAAATAGAATAATAATAAATAATATAACCATAGAACCAGTACCAGATGATAATTTATATAATATACAAATATTATACTCATTTATTGACATTAAAAAACAAAGTTTATTAAATTTAATAGCACTTAAGGGGGGAGAAATCTTAGTATAGGATAATTATTATAATATGGAAGATAAATTTTTAACTAAAAATTCTTATGTATCATTTGATGCATCAAGTTTAAGAGATCTAATAATAGATAGACTTAATAGAGGTAAAGTATTTACTGACCAAAATTATCAAGGTTCTAATCTTTCATCATTGATTGATGTTGTTGGTTTTACATTTAGTACCTTGATGTTTTATCTCAATAAAACATCATCAGAAAGTATGTTTTCGGAATCACAACTTTACGAGAATATGAATAGGATTGTAAAAATATTAAATTATAATCCTATAGGTAGGTTGGGTCAGACGGTACCTTACACTTTATTAATAACCGATAAAGTACCAGCCGGAAACTATACAATTCCTAGATATAGTTATATATCAGTTGGAGGTACATATTATTCAATAAATCAAGATACAACATTTACTAAATTAACAAATGATGAAGAAACAATTGATATCATTGCTAATACATATTTAGCATATCAGGGGGTGTATGATGAATATCCGTTATATACATCGGCTGGAATAGAAAATGAGATAATATTTTTATCCTTAGATTCCGATATTTATGTTGATCATTTAAATATTGATGTATATGTTAAGAGATTCGGAAGTGATACTTGGGAAAAATGGAATAGATGTAATGAATTATTTTTATTTTCATCAAATGATGCAGTATATGAAGTTAGATTTAATGCAAATAAAAATTATGAGATAAAATTTGGAGATGATATTAATGGTAAAAAATTAAACGAAGGAGATCAAGTTTCTGTTTTTTATTTAAAGGTATCTAACAACGCATCTCCAATAGGACCAAATTCATTATTAAATTCAACATTAGTGTCATATAATTCTATTAACTATGTAAACATCTTAAAAGATACGTCTACTATTTATGAAAACTTTTTAACGTCTTATCAATTAAATAATGTAAAATTAGATAATGATTACCCATCAACTGTTTTTACACCAGAAGAAGGTGTAGATTCTATTAGAAAAAATGCACCTAAAACATTTAGAAGTCAATATAGATTGGTTAACGAAACTGATTATGATGCTTTTCTAAGATCAAATTATGGTTTGTTTTTAGCGGATTTAAAAGTAGTTAGTAATGAAAACTTTTTAAGTAACTATATAAAATATTTATTTGATATAGGTTTAAATGAACCGCAAAAAGAAAACAGAATACTTTTTAATCAAATAAAATTCGCTAATAGTTGTAACTTTAATAACATTTATATTTATATGGTACCTAAAAATGAATTACAACAATTCATAACACCACCACAAAAAGAAATTATTATAAATGGATTGCGGGACACAAAAACTATAACATCACAATTAGTTCCAATGGATCCCGTTTATATTTATATCGATTTTTATGTTGAAACTGTTGATGAGGATCCGAGTCCAAACAAATTAAATTTATCAAAATTAATAATAACAAAAAATCAAAATAGTAGACGAGCGGATTCGGCGATAAAATCTGATATTCAAAATATATTTAAAAAATATTTTGGTAGAAATGTTAATACCTTGGGACAACTTATAAACATATATCAAATTTCTACTGATATTCTAAATATAGAAAGTATAGAAAGAATACAAACATATAGATCAGATACTAAAACATATGCAGAAGGATTATCACTTTTATTTTGGAATAATACATACCCCGAAGCGGATGCAAATGTTTTTTCACAAAACGTACAATTAGAAAATTTTAAATATCCAGTTTTCAATAATATTGATAATTTATTTTCTAGAATTGAAATATACGAAAAACAAGGATCGATTAAAGCCGCTGATTTTTAATATATGATTAATGTTTCAAAAAGTTCAGGTTTTGCTAAAGCTACAATTTTTTATTTTAGTTTGAGTGGTGTTAATTCTTTTTTGTATGATAATGTTGTGTGGGACTTTGGAGATGGTAACACAAGTCAACGTCAATCACCAAATCACGTCTATGAATATCCAAACAATTATACGGTTTCTGTTAAGTTTTACGATAAAATAACAAATTCTATTATTTCAGATAGTATTAATATAAATGTTGTTTTATTTTTAAGTGAATCTATATATTTTGATGTAATACCCCCGCCTACATTTTCCGGATATTATAATAGATATCCATTTAAAGTCAATATAACTTCATCTAGAGTTGGTAAACATGTCATAGACATATCAACACAATTTTCAAAATCTTATCAGAGCCAAGTACCGGAAAATAAGTGGTCATTTTTAAGACCGGAATGGAGAATTTTAGATTTAAACGGTAATAAAATAGATTATATAGAGACATCGGATACCGTTATAAAAATTAATACTGATGGAGATCTAGATACAAATGGAACGGTTGTTGGTATAACAGGATCAGCTGAATTTTATGTTATTGATGATTCTTTTAATTCCGATTTAGTTTTCAATAATTCAGCTTACACAACAGTAATAGCAACATTAAGAACGGATCAAGTTAAATCATTTCATGATAGTTTTAATTTAAATGAAGATCTGCCTAGTTTTAGTAACAGTTTAGCAGTTGCAATAGCACCATACATGTTTTTATGGAAAAATCCAGAAAAATTAGAAATAACTGAAAATGGACTTAAAGGTTTTGGTAATATAAAATGGTCAGATTCTAATATTCCAATTTTCACAAAAATATCAAATTCTAACATACAAGAAAACATAAAAGATGGAAATGGTATTAAATTATATAATGAAAATTCATATATATGTCATGATATACCATTTTCAAATAAAAATTCATATACATTAAATTTTTTAGTATGTGGTATAAGTGGAAATATTTTACCATCCGATCATACTATAAGATTTGCAGACAATAATAACTTTAAAACTCAAGGATATTTTAAGGGTACTCTATTAACTAATTCTACGTCTGCTGAAAACGTCAAAATTAAAGCTAATGTATTCATAACAGATGTACCAACATTAACTGGAAATTTACATAATCCATTAATATGGATATCAAACCCCGAAGCCGGAATGATGGCGGTTGCTCAATATTATTATTTTGATGATTTAAATAAAATAACAACAAAAAATTTAAATCGAGCTAATTTTAAGGCATTTGATTTACCTTTACAAAATTCATACATTGAAACTTATCCATTAACCGGATTCCATGGAGTATATTCAATTGCCGCATTACCAGCACCAACATTTAATGCTTGGGTTGCCGATGCCGAATTAAATAATTTATATCGCATATCATCAATAGGTCAAATTTTATGTTCTATAAATATTGATACAATATTAAAAAATAATAATTTAAATACTATGGTTTCTCGTGATGGTTCAAATAATCAAACAACACCGTCAAGTATAACTCTAGATTCTAATCAAAATATATGGGTTACTTTATATGATACGACATCATGTTTGAAATTTGATTATAATGGTAATTTTTTATTTGTAACATCACCAATAAGCAATTTAAATTATAATATAAGTGCTAACTCTAATTTTTATAAATTATTTTTAGATAATTCAAATGCAATAAGATCAAGTTCTAACGATTTTGATTTTAATATATTAGAACCAACTTGTATAGATGCAGATTCTAATGATAATGTTTGGGTGTCATATTCTAATATATTAAGTGGTTTGATAATAAAATATAACCAAAGCGGTATATTACAAAAAGTAATATCATATCCGATAAGTTTTACCCCAAATCAAATAAAATGCGATAGTGGTGATAATGTTTGGATTACATGTTCACAGACAATAGAGAAAAGAAATTCTAGTGGTGTATTATTGAGTTCATTTGGTATATATGATCAAATAAATCATTTATGTTTGGATAAAAATCAAAATCCATGGTTTACATATAGCTATCAATGGATTGGTTCTATTGATAATAAAACGGGATACCAAAAACAATTAAAAATGTCTACTGGTTCATACTCAGAAACTCCCCAATCATGGACCTCTACATCAACCTCTCTATGTGGAAATGTTTTTGATGAAAATATGTTGGAGGGTATAGCATCTGATATTTTAGGTAGAATTTTTGTAATTAATTCTATAGAAAATAAAATCTATGTTGTAGATTCTGCAAAAAATACAATTATTGATTTTTTCAATATTGGACCCAATGGTTTTAATTTTGTAACACATAATAAAAAGGAATATGATCAAACTACTGATATAGAATTTAATTATTGGAATAAATCAGCTCAAGCCCAAGGAGATTGGACTGGATTCCATTGGATTAATAAGTATGGTACGAAAAAATTAAATTTTATAAATCCAACATCTTCAGTTATATTTTTATCTGGAGAAACGGATTATATAAATTTTTATGATAAAAATCCATATGAAATTTTTAAAATAAATGAAAATTTTGATTTGGCGGAAAATATGAGATCCGTAACGTTTCAAAAACATATTAGAGAAAGTGATTTTTTGTTTGATGACTTTTTAGGTTCTATTTTTGGAAAATATCCATTTGAACATGATGATTTGGGTCTAAATACGTATGAAAAAATAGCAAATTTTACATCAAATCATTCGGATATAGATACTTGTAATATAGAGTCATTATATGACATATCAAATATACTCGATATGAATCATGAAGATTTTAAAATTAATTTTCCAAATAAAATAAAAGATTTAATGGATATTTTAAGTATAAAT